GTACTGTACTTTCGCGCCCAAAGCGTTTACAAGAGCTGCGTAGGAAGCAAAGTCCATGATCGCAAGATCTGGTTTGCCACCTTCACGGTTCAGGTAAGCCAAAGCGTTAGTGATACCTTCCTCGATAGTTTGGCTAGAAGCGTTATAGCGCAAGCCTGCCAAGCGAGTAGGATCTGCTGAACGGTTAACACCCCAGAAACTGTCGTTAGAAGCAGGATCTGAAGAGGGAACCCAAGCTGCTAAGCCTGACAGAGCAACGTAGGGAGTCGTGCTAGAAACGCTAGTAGCGCCTGACACGATGTCACCGTACACGCCTAAAGACTTATTGGCTGTAGTCCAGCTAGAGTCTGTACCAGAGTTCAAAGTACCAGTGATAACGCCAGTAGAGCGGTTAACAGAGGTTACTGTAAGCTGTGTAGAAGACACTGCTGAGATTGTTCCAGCTGTGTTAGTGAAGTTAACTAACGTTTGACCGACCTCAAACGCAACGATTTGCTGAGAGTTAGTCAGTGTAATCGTGTAGTTAGAGCCAGAAGTGTTAGTACCAGAAGCGATAGTACCGCGAGTACCTGTACCGTCACCGAACAACTCAAAAGCGATGTTGTTAGTGATGTTACGGAAACCGCCATCCATCTGAAGCTTCGCTGCGTCCACGAACGCACCAGCGTTAGTCTTAGTTTGCTCCATAAGTAAGTTAGTGATTGTTACCAGTTGGTAATCAGAGATCACGTATACGAAGAAGCTAACCAGAGAAGTAGCTGTTTGTTGGTTCTGAGCGTTACTGAACGTGTGCGAACGACCTTGCGGGTTACCGTACTCCAAGGGAACCGGGATGTACTTACCTGCGAAACCGTCAGGGCTCTCGTTCTTTGGAACTAAAGCCAAGAAAGGATTTTCTTTATAGACGAGATCCTTCATGTACTCTTTATCGTCTGTGTACAGTTCTTTAAGTGCTGCGACTTGGTTAGAACTGGTGGCGTATGTAGCTGCCATTTTATTGTCCTTTATTTGAGTTAGTACAATGATAACACCATGTTACCAGTTGTAGCCTTTCCACGCATAAGCTCCCTGATTTATAGAGCTTTAGAATACGCTTCCAGGGCTTTCCTTAGTTACTCAAAGTCGCCAGTATAGCCGTTGGCTCTAGCGATGGCTCTTTCCTTCGCGCTTAGCTTCCGCGAGGCTGAGATCGAGTTCGTAAGGGTTTTGGTCGTACTTTGCTGCTTAGTGTCTGCTGGGGTAGCTTGTGTCTTCTCTACTTGCTTGGGCTCTGCAGCGGCTGCAGTGCTTTGGGCAAGGCGCTTCTTAATCTTTTCAATACGTGATACGGTCTTGTAGCCCTCTTCTACCAGGTAGTCCTCAACCTCTTGGGCTGCTTGCTCTACCGATAGGATGACTCCATCTTGCTGGTAGGTTCGCTCGATGAGCTCTACTACGTCTTTAATCGAGTTAGTCTTAGCGACTGCCTCATAGGTAGTAGGGTCTTCCTGGATTAAAGCCTTAGCGTCTGCTTCTATCTGGCGTAAGGCTGCCTGGTACTGCTCGCTTTGGGCTTGCTGAGAGGCTTTCTCGCTTGCTGCGATCTTACCTTCTAGGCTTGCTATATGAGCTTCTAGTCGCTTAACTTGAGCTTCTACGCGAGGATCTAAGGTACCTTGGTCTAGTAGCCTCTGGGTTAGCTCCTCGTAGGATAGCTGGGCTTCTGCAAGGGCTGACAAAGGATCGTTCTTAAGCCTATCCTTTGGAATCCAGCCTTGCTCGTACTCCTTAGCTTTAGCGTCTAGCTCAGCTTTTTGCTTGTTTAAAGCTTCCTGCTGGGCCTTAATCTCTTGAGCTTGCTTTTGGGCTCTAGCTCTAAGGATTCGCTCCTGACGAGCAATCTCTGCGAACTTCTTCTCTGTTGCTGGGTCTACTTGAGGTTTAGCCTCTACTTCAGGGGCTTGCGTATCTTCAGATACTGTAACATTGTCTATAGGCTTTATAGGAGCTTGAATGGCCCTCATCTCTTCTGGAGCTACTTTAGAAGGATTAGCTACTGGGTGTTCTTGCTGAGGCTGGGCAAACGCTTGGTTAGCGCTTGTAGCCTTCTCAGCTATCTTTGCTGCTGTCTCTGGCGATACCTGGCCAGTCTGGAAAGCATTTAGAGCTCTAGCTCTAGCGTCTGTGTTGTTAGTCGTAGTAGCCGACTGCTGCTGTGCTTGTGGCGGTGGGGTTAAGGGCGTTACTTTCATTCGTTTCTCCTTGGTTTAGCCTCTACGTTACTGCTGAGGCATGTTTGGGGTATTAGGGATCAAAGGACTAGTTGGTGGTGCTTCTGGGCTTGCTGTTGGGGTTGGTTGTGGGCCTTGGTTAGGCATGGGAGGCGGGGTCGCCGCTTGAATTAAGGCTTGTGTTTGCTCGAAAAAGTCTCGTAATTTCTGTAGCTTAGACTCTTCTAGTTTGGCTGAAGAGTAAAGGTTTATGTACTGGGTAGTTAGCTCAGTAGCCTTTGCTAAGTCCATGAACGGGTCTGGAGCTGTGTACTTACCAGTCTCTATGATGTCGTCAAGTATTTGGAATATGCGCTCTTCTCCAGCATTGGCAAGCTTCTCGATCTGCTCTAGGTCTGGGTAGTCAAGGAGTCTGCGTCCTTCCTGGATAGTAATCATACCTGCTTGGGTCATCTCAGTGATCTTAGCTAAGCGACCTGCTGGGTCTTTAGGCAGAGAACTCTGGGTAAAGCACTGGATTACGAAGGTATCCTCTAAAAGGTCAGCATGGGGCAGGTCCACCTCTTTAGTGCCGTTCTTGTTAGGGTATACAGTCGTGTAACTACCTTGTTCTATTGATATATCTCTTGCCAGGTCTATAACTAAGTAAGCCAGTTCAATGAAAAAATTATCATAGCGGCGGCTAAGGCTAGCAAAGCGGTCCGTACTAATGTCGTCGTAGGTTCTGATAGCCTCGCCTGAGTCAAGACCTTGAGGCTTTTGGCTAGAAGCTTGTAGAGCCGAGACTCCTGACTGTTGGTATCCATAGGCGATCAGCTTATCCCTTTCAGCATACAGCTCTGGAGCGTTACAAGGTGCTACAACGTACTCAGGCTTAATACCACGGTACTTGACTATGGTGCCGATCTGGTTGTTATGAGAGGCTGCTGAGATCTTAGAGCCCTCTTCCTGGAATATGCGTGGAACGCCTACTAGCTTGATTGCTTGGCTAATGGTGTAAAGTATTGAATTCAGTTCCATTTGTGTACCCATTAGCTGCTCAGCTACGCCCTGGCTCCAGAAGCCTAGTAAGCGAGGAGAGTAGTGTAGGAACACGAAGGGGAACTTCTCTTTAGTGTACTCTTCATCTATAAGCGAGCCTGAGGATACTGCAAGAGTATGTCTGCCGTCTCTAGCATCTGGGCCTGAAGGTAAGTGCCAGCCTTCTACTACCATTACTAGGTCTGAGACTGACTTAGAGGAGTTAGAGCTGTTGTCTGGGTAGCCTTGAGCTGCGATTTCTAGCTTATCCTTAGCTTTAGGGAAGTTAGCCATTAGTACGTCTCTGTCTACTAGCTTAAGCCTGTATAGCTGTCTAGGGTCTCCGTACATGGCTTCGTTTGGGTCTACGAGTAGCTCTGTCTGGATAACCCGCTCCATGCCTACTTTGTGCTCTGGCGTCTCGAATACGTGAAGGCAGCCAGTACCTATTACTAGGGCGTCTCTAAGGATGATACCTGCTAGGTCGTAGGCTTTAGTCTGGAAGAACTCGCCTTGGATGAAGTTATTTAGTTTTTTCGCGAGGTTACGCTGCTTATAGTCTGACGCGTCCGTGAGAAACACAGGCTGAGGACGTGACTGCGATATCCTACTGACCAGGGTATCAGTGACACTCTGAACGAGGTTGAAGGTAGGACGCTCCATAGGAAGCCCGAACGTCGAGTCCATCTTATTGATATTAGACCCAGCGAAAGAGTAGAGACTCTGATTTCCATATAACCTTGCATAGATAGCCGCCTGACGGTATCTAAACGCTTGATTCTCCTTTAGGTAAGCTGCAGAGGACAGCATCTGTGCTGCTGCCTTGTTCTTGTCCTTTTCTAGCCACCACTGAGTAAGGACCATAGTCTGTTCTATGTCCTTAGTCTTCATGGTGATCTTGGTTTTAGGCTGAACCTTGGATACCTTCATTAGTTAGCCTTCTCTTCTTCTATACGGTCAGCAGAGGAGTAGAATAAGAGCTGCTCGTCTGTGAGACCGTCAGTCTTAATCTGATCCTCTACTGCCTTTAAAACGTCTGGGTTCGTAATCCCGTTGAATGTAGGTACCTGGATGTTAGCCTCAGGGAACGTAAGCTCTGGAAGTTGTTGAGCTTTTTTAGTAGTAGGCTTTAAACCAAGTGTGAACTTGATCTCACCTATCTCAAAGGCTTCAATGTTATGCTTGCGGCATAGCTTTATTAAGGCTTCTAAATCCTTAATATTATTGATATTCATTGCTACTCCAAGGGCATTTGCCGTTTGGATTTCATCTTCCTACGGATAGCATCGACCATGTCGTGGGCGTCGCTTCTATCGTCTTCTCGCTCGTCGCCCATTAGGTTAGAGTCGTGAGGCTGATCACCTAGCTCTCGTAAGCCTTCAGATTCACTGTAGTTTTCTTTCTTCAAGGCTTCAAAAGACATCTGATCTTCGTTGTTAGGGTCTTCGTCAGCATTACGAGACAGGTCTACCTGACCACCGTCAGCATAGTCCATGTCGTGAGAGCCTGAGCGTACTGCACCGCCAGAAGCCATGCGCTTCTTAGCCATGATGGCTGCTGCGATTGAGTTATCGTGCTCGTCTTTAGCCTCTTCTTCAGGCTGCTCCATCATCTCGTGGTGGATCTCACCACCGTCTGCCTTCATTATAATGATCTTACCGTACCCTGTGTCTGGTACGATCTCAGAGATACCACCGCCAGAAGCCATCATAGCAAGGCCATGAGTAGGCTTGCGCCCAGTCTTAGCTTGAGTAGAGGACTCTGCTGGACCTTGACGGTCTTGGCCTTCCTCGTCGTGGCTGTCAGCATACATAGTTCCTTCGTCTTCTGAAGGATGTAGATGCATGTCTGAGTCAGTCATAGCGTTTGGGTCTGAGTGGTCGTAGTCGTGCTGGTCTACTTGGCCACCTTTAGCGTACTGAGGCTTAGATGGAGGAGGATTGCGCTTTTGGATCTTCTCAACCATAGGCTCTACGGTTTGTCTAACACGCTTCATGGCGCGAGTAGTATCAGTCTCTTGGCCTGGAAGCGGCTCATCGTGGTGCTCGATATCCATAGGATGAGTCTCTGAGCGCTCATCAACGGCACCACCTTCAGCCATCATTTCATGAGTTGAGTGGGCCATAGCTTTCTTAGGGCTAGGACCGTGTCTGTCAGCACCTTCCTCGTGCTCATCGGCTGGAAGATGACGGTTAGGAGACTCAGGATAAGCTGTATCAATTAGGTTACCTTCTTTGTCGTATAGCTTAGTGCTAAGAGCGTCAGACGGTACCATCTTAGGATGCTTAATAGGAGTAGTCTTAAGACCGCCGCGAGCTGCAGTACGGTTCTTAGGGGATGTAGCGTCTTGCTTAGGACTTAGGGCTTTAGCTGCATGCTGGCGAGCAATCTCGTGTCTGTCGTTCTCTTCTGTCTGAGTAGATGGACGGGCTTCGTCGTGGGCTGAAATGGCTCCACCTTCTGCTAAGCCTTTGAGTTTAGGATGGATTTTTTTAGATTCAGTTAAACGACGTTGTGCTGATTCTTTGGCCATTTCCATTGGATAAGTAGATTCACCTTTTTCTTGTTGAACTCGTCTATGTTGTTCCATGCGAAGTCCAATATCACTGCCGCCTTTAGGATCGCCGAAAGGAGTTTTATGTACTCCTGTCTCATATCTATCAGAGCGTTTTTCTGGTTTTCGATAAACTTTACCGCCGTCAGCCATATTCATGTCAGGGCTTCCAGACTCTACTGTACCGCCAGAGGCTTTCTTAGCTTTACGCTTGACTGAGTACGCTATGGCCAAACTTTGGTCCTTCGGCTTCCCAGCTGCTAGTTCAGCTTTCAGGTTATGTTCAAAGGCTTTCTGTGACTTACTGTGTTTTAATGGCATCTTAATCCTCTTTAGCGGCTTTTATGTTCTGAGCTTCGTACGTGTGTGGGCTTACGTGCTCACCTTCTACGTGAGGCTCAGATTCTAGTTTATTGAATGCTTCCTTTAAGGCAGAAGCTAAGGCTGTCTTGTCAGCGCTGTGGACTGCTTTGATGATCTTTTCTGCACAGTCTTCTAGGCTATAGTTATCGTCTAAATCCTTAGAATCACTGTCTTTATCAGGAGTTCTGTTCTTGATTATTGTTCCAGCGATTCCGCCTTCGTTCTTGCGCTTTAGAAATGGTAACACTAGGGCTCCTAGATTAGAGTCTCACTAGCTGTATAATTGTCTTGAATTTAGCGATTATCCTTCGCCTTTTAGCCATTTCTCGTACGAATTCTCTTTTTCTGCTGCTTCTAACGCCTTCTCGAACATAGTATCTGTTTGGGCTCTATACCACTCAGCGGTTCCTGGCTTAGGAGCAAGGGTAGGTCTCTCGTACGAGTAGGCAGGGCTTAGCTTAAAGGCGTATAAAACAGCGTCTATGATGTCAGAGTGATACTTATCGCTTACGACTGTACGCTCTGGAGTTGACTTATCTCTATCAATTTCAACTAGATAGCTGTCTTGAGCAAAGCGAGACGTACCTTTAGCCTTGAACCTACCAGTCCTTAGAGCATCGTTTAGAATCTCTACGTTCTCCATCTTTCTAGTCTTGTCAGCAGCCTCTACTGGTATCTTGTGACGGCGGATAAGCTCTTCGCCTATCTTCTTACCTAGGGCTCCCATGTCCATGATCATCTTATCGATTACGTACTTCTTGTTCAGGGCTTCTATCTGTTCAGCTAGCTCTGTAATGCCCTGCTTAGTTGTTACTACCTCTTCTACTAGATAGGTTACTGGATCGTGCTCAGACCATGCTAGGATTGCTATAGCGTCTGCGTCTCTAAAGCCGACGTCAATGCCCATGATGTAGTTCCACTTAGGTATGTTAGCGGGTAAGCTTTGGTAGTGGTTTACGTTGCTGTTGTACTTAAGAAGTAGGCTATCGCTGTCTAATACCCACTTACCAAAGAACTCACGCTGGATGCTTGGGTCGTTTACAGTGAGCCCTCGACGCTTTAGCTCTCTGTCTAGTAGCTCCTGGTGGGTCTTACCTGACTTCAGTGCTATGTGAGGGTTATCAAAGAACGTCCAGTAGTGCTTAGACCATACCGTTGACACTTCAGCGCACGTATGGAAGTACCCTGTAGGCGTAGGTCCTGGTGTTCCTATTAGGCATAGGGTACCAGCGTGGTCTAGTAGGGCTGGTGAGATAACGTCATCTATCAACTCTTGGATGTATCCTCTAAACGACTGGCACTCGTCTACGTAGCATAGCTTTAACGGAAGTCCTCGGAACTTCTCGATCTCTGACTTGTCCTTAGCACCGCTTAGGTATATGATAGAGCCGTTTCTAAAGGTTACTGAGAGCTCGGTATCGTTTACAGATCCTTCTAGCTTATACTCAGTGTTTATCTTCTTGATTTCTTTCCAGACGAGTTTCTTAGCGTTAGCGGCTGATAGCGTAATATAAATACAGATAACGTCAGGCGTTGTGATGGCTGTGTGGATTAGGTGAGCCGCACAAGCAATCGTCTTACCTGCGCGGCGGCTACATACTGCTACCTTAAAAGGCTCTGGATCTTCAACAAACTTAAGCTGCTTCTCGAACAGGAACTGCGTTAGGTTGAACTTCCTGTTCCAGAACTTGTCTACTTCTTGCTGAGGCTGATTAGGCTTTACTATCCTTCGCACTAGTATCCTTCTTAACTACTACGTTGATGAAGTTAGAGAACGGTACTAGTACAGTCTCAGACTTACCTAACTTGTTTACTAGCTCGCACTCAACTGTTAGGTTATCGATCAGCGTCATGCGAACTGGCTTTACGTACTCTTTAGAGTCTAAACTAAAGTCTGACGTCTTAACGTTACCTAGCGTAGGTACGAATAACGGATGGTGTAGCTTTGCGTCTTTTAACTCAACTCTGCTCACTTGTATTCTCCTTGGTTTCAGTCTTTTCTTGGGCTTGCTTGTCTAGTGCTTGACGAGCTGCGTACTCTTGGTTTAAAGCTAATAGCCGCTGGTTAGACGCCTTTAGCTCTTCACTGTGTACGAACACTAGATAGTTCTGTTTACCAGAGTTAGCTAGCTCGTTAGC